TGACGCGGTAGCAGCGACCGTGGCGGCTCCCAGCGGCTTGTTCGCCTGCCGCACCACGCTGGCGGTCACCGCGACGGTTGTCGCGGTCAGGGTGCGAAGGATCACCTTGATCTGCGCGAGCGACGCGGTCACCACGACCGCTGTCGCCGTCACGGTCTTGTTGACCCGTCTGACGAGACTGGCGGTGACAGCGACCGTTGTCGCCGTCAACGGCTTGTTCGCTTGTTTGGTCAGTGACGCTGTGACCGCCACCGTCGTCGCGGTCAAGGCTTTAAGAACGACCTTGATCTGCGTGAGCGACGCGGTCACGACAACCGTGGTCGCGGTCACCGTTCTGCTGACTTGCTTCGCGACCGTCGCCGTGACGACCACGGCGGTCGCGGTCGCGTTCTTGTTCGTTTGCTTCTGGAGTGTCGCGGTGACGAGAACGGTGTCCGCGGTCAACGCTTGCGGGTTGGTGGTGCCTCCACCAGCGACGGGCCGGGGAAGGTAGAAGCTCGACCCGGGCTGCCGCAACCCGGGTTGCGGGACCGCCCGGGTCAGCTGTCTCATCTCACTCGATCCACTTCAAGTAGCAGTCCAAAACCTGACCGGTGCCGGTGGGGCAGTACACACCGATCCCGTTCGCGGTGGCGGGTATCACCGTGAGCTCCCACGGCTGAAACGTCCAGATCACCCCGGAGCCGATCGCCGCGCCCAGTGACCAGCGGTGCCCGAGGTCGACGAGGGTCGGTCCGGTCGAGGTGTGCGAGTTGAACGCGGTACAGGTCGGGAGCACGCTCGACTGGTCGAGGTTGGCCTCGGTCAGGCCGGCGCCCTGGGTGCCTGCACTCGTCAACCGGCAGAGCGCGACGACGCACGCGGTCGCGGTGGTGTTCGTGATCCCGATCTCGAGGATCGAGAAGTTGACGGCCGCGGTCGCGTACAGGCTGATCGCCGGCAGGGTGGCGGTCGGTGCGTTCGTCGTTCTCGCGCCTACGGAGTAGGTAGCCATCCGAGCCTCCTAGCTGACGGTGAGGGCCATGCCGACATCCGGGATCGGCAGCTGCATGAACGTTCCGATGATCGCCGCGTTCAGGCAGGTGGTGCCGACCGTCCCTGTTGCGGTCTGCGTCCCGGTCGAGCTGAGCTCCTTGTACTCGGACGCGAGCGCACGCGCCTGGGTCACGTCCGAGGACAGGTTCGTGGTCGGGGACAGGTAGGTCGCGTCGGGCGTCCACACCGTCTGCGCCGTGCTCAGGCCGAACATCGCCAATGCGAACTCGACCGGCTGCGTTGTCGTCCCGGTGGTGCCAGTCGTGACGGCGGTCACCGTTGTTGTCTGCACGCGCGGCTGCGACTGGTCGAGCACCAACTTCCCCGCCCACTCCCTGACGGCAAACAGGATCTTGTTGCCGGTCGTGTGGGTCGCGGTGATCGTGACGGTGGTGGGGGCACCAATGTTCATTTGCGTGTACCACATCCCGGTGCGAATAACCGCCCCGGTTGTCTCCGCGGCCTGCTGAACCTGCGTCCAGGTATTCCCGGCGCTGTCAGCGACACCGGCGGCGGCGACGGTGTCGGCACCGTTCCACGCGAGCTCGAGCGTCAAGGTGTTCGCCGCCGTGGGGGTGTTCGTGAGGGTGCCGAGCGCCCACGTCCCCGTCGAGATCGTCAGCGTCCCGGTCTTGTTGTCACGAACGTAGAACGCCATCTAGAGAACTAGGCGAACACGACTTTCCAGGTGAACTGGATCGAGTCGCCCGACACAAGGTTGATGGCCGCGAAATCGCCCTTAGCAAAGAGGTTCCCGCCGGAGGCTGCGTCGAACAGCCCGGAGACGGTGACCGCCCCCGAGCCGGTCGCGGTCCGCGTCCCGACAACCTGGAACGTGTCGTTCGACACCGTCGTCGTCTGCCGGGTCACAACTCCGGTCGTGTGGTCGGTACCGGCCGAGGTTGTCAGGTCGACGAGCTTCTCGACCGTGGTCGGACCCAATGTGGTGTCGGTGACGAGCGCGGTCGTTTGCACTCCGGTGCCCCACCCGATGTTCAGGGGGATCGTGCCGGCGCTGTTCAGCCGGTTCGTGATGATGTCGCGTCCAGCGTTTACGACGACGGTTGCCAACGCCTCCACCTCCTCTTCAATCGTTGCCACCAGCTCAGGTCCGAGCCGGCGATCACTCCGAGGTCCTCACGGCTGCCGTCGGCGCGGATCACGACCGCCGACAACGTCACCTCTTCAACCCCGACCTTCGCTTCCATGTCCTTCACGCTCTCACTCCTTCACGCATCCCGCCGGGATAGAAAACCTCGTGCTTGTCGGCACCGACGAACTCGACCGTCAGTCCCCACCCGTCGCTGCCTCGTTGCGGGTAGGTGACGATCTCACCGATATGCCCGACCGTCACACTCGGGTCGACGAGCACCCTGAACCCCGCGGCGCGAACTTTGGCGCAGAACCCGAACTCCTCGTCCATCCGACCTGGGGTGTTCTCGAACCACGGGTCGCCGACCTCGTCCAGGACGTGCCTGCGGATCAGCGGCAGCGATCCGGTGGCTTGCACCTCGAACGGGTCGTCGTTGTCGGGGAGATAGTCGAACTGCATCACCCGCCGGTACGGGCTGTCCTCGTCGACCGGGTCGCCGTAATGCACGAGTGGGAACGGCGGCCCCCGCCTGACGCACAACGGGACGATCATGTCGGCGTCGCGGTCGAGGAGGCGGGTGAGTGTGTCGGCCTGGAAGACGTGGTCGTCGCCGACGATCCACACCCATTCGTCCTCGTCGCGGAGCGCACGGATCGAGTCGTTCAGGTTCGTGACGATGCTGGTGCCGATCCCGAAGATCCGTTGTGACCCGGTGGGCAGCTCCAGGTTCGCGAGTGAGATCGTGAAGCGGTGGTACCGGGCTGTTTCCTGGCACGGGACGATCACCGCGCCGGGTGGGTGCCTCACCGTTTCTCCGCTGTTTTCGCGGCCGGCCGCTTCTCCGCGACCTCCTGCCCGTGACCGACCCGTTTCAGCTCGGCGAGAACGGCTTTCTCACCGGAGCGCGCCTCGGTGATCACGGAGTCGTCGTCCTGCGCGCCTTGCGCTTTCCACTCGGCGATCTTGGCGCGGTAACCGGCGAGCTCCCGTTCGAGCGCGGACGCGTACGCGGCCGCGTCAGCGAAGTTCGGCGGGTAGTACGGCGGCTCTTTTGCCATTCGGCTCTCCTCTCGGGAAGGGTTGGTGGGGGGGTCGCGGAGGTGACCCCCCACCATTTGCCTGTTCCGGCCTAGAACGTCGGCGGTACGAGGCCGGCGCCGGTGACGGCACCGGACGCGCCCGGGTACCGGCCCGCGGTGAACGCGATGTACCCGAACACGATCAGCTGCACCTGAAGTGAGGTGCCGGCCTGCTGCTCGAACGACAATGTGACCGGGTCGCTGCCGCGTTCCCACAGGTGCACGACGGGGTCGGCGATCACGATGATCGCGTCGGCGTTCGTGGTCGCCCCGAGCGTGGTCGGGATGTTCGCGTCGGTGTAGACGGGGAGCCCGTGCATGTTCCCGACGAGGCCGTAGTCGGGCTGCCGGTTCGAGTCGGTGCCGATCGCGTTGAACACCGGCCCGGACGCGACGATCAGCGGCCGGTTCGACGAGTCGAGCGCAGCCTCGAAGAACCCCCACCTGCGCGGGTGCATGAAGATCTTCGTGGCGGTGTACCCGAGCCCTCCGACCGCGGTGTTGATCTGCTGGATCACGTCGGCGATCTTCGGCCACACCCCAGCAACGGTCGCCGTCGACGCGGTCGACGCGGAGATCGAAGAGGTGCCGAGCAGCCCGACCGGCTGGTTGCTCGCCCCGGAGCCGTTGATGCAGTACGAGTCCAACACGGCCCAGTAGCGGGCGATCAGGTCCTCGAACAGGATCTGATCCGAGTAGGCGGCCCGTTCGATCGCTTGCCTCGAGACGGGGCTGTAGCCGCTGACGGTGTTGACGGGGACGCTCAGGTCGACCTCGGTGGGGTCCTGGGTCACCACGGCGGTGTTCTGCGTCGTCTGGGCGGCCGCGGTGGTGCCGGCCGTCAGTCTCGGCACGACGACGGACATGCCGACGTCGGGGAGCGTCTGGTTGTTGCACTGGTCCGCGAACACGCGTCCATTCCGGGACGCCTTCGCGTACATGTCGACGAGGTACGCGGGCGGGATGATCCCGCCGAGCGTCGAGCTCGTCACCGCGCGCTTCTCGATCTCGTAATGCTGGTGCTTGTTGATCCGCTCGCTCGCCTCGGTGCTCTGCTTCAGCTGGGCGAAATACAGGTCGGTGAGGAACGAGCGGCCGCCGGCCTCGTAGATGTCCGGCTCTTTCACCTGGAACGTTTTCCCGGCCAGCTGGAGCGGCTTGTGCTGCTCCCGTGCCCGCTCGAGCGCCTCGGCGCTGCGGAGCTCGTCGTACAGCTTGTCGCGCTGCTCGACCGCGCCGGTGAACTCCTCGATCAGCTTGTCGCGCTGCTCCTGAGTCATCGACTCGTCGGCTTTGGCGTCCTCGATCGCCTTGTGGCGAGCGTCGACGTTCGCGCAGGCGGTGTTGTAGGCGTTGACTTTCTCCCCGTACTTCGGGGTGTCTTCGACTGCTGCCATGTTCAGTCCCTTCGGTCCACCGGGATCGGTCGGTGCCTGGCGACGGCCTCCGTGAGGTCGGGCCATTCGACCGGTTCCGGTACTTCTGTTGCCGCGTCGACTTCCGAAGGACTGGCGACGCTCCCCTCGCCCAAGTCGGGCTGATGGTGGCGGTCTCCCTGATCGGGCTGACCCAACGCAGCCGAGTAGCTGCGTAGTCCTGCGACTGTGCTGCTGTAGGCGCCCTGCGCCGTCGCGCACACGTCGTACAAGTGCGAAAGCTCCATGATGGTGCGGTGCTCGATGTCCGGCCCGTCGTCGTCGGATTCCACGACGCGGTACGCGGACTCGGCGATCGTGAACGCGAACGACGCCTGCTTGACGACGCCGTGCTCCATCTTCACGGCGAGCGCCCGCCCGTCGGGGTCGTCGCGCGAGACCTTCGCGAGGAAGTGGAGACCGTGAGCGTCGGCGCTGAGCTTGAGGCTGCCAGGCTGGCCGGCGGGAACGTCGGTGGCGGCGACAGCGCGGTTCATGTCGTGGCCGAAGTTGAAATGGACGACACCGGACGGTTGCCCGAGCCGCTGGTCGCGCAGGACACGATCGAACGCCGCGACGTCGACCGACTCCGTCAACTTCAAGAACTTCGAGTCGAGCAGCGTTGTTTGCTGGTTGAACACGGCGGCGTAGCCGCTCATCGTGTACGTCCCCTGAGAGGTGTTGTCGCGGACGTCGATGTGCGTGATCGGCGCGACGGCGTAGCGGAGCTCGTTCTCACTCATTCCTCATAGCCTCCGTTTCCGTTCCCGTTGCTGGTGGCCGCGGCGGCAGCCGGGTTCGGGGCGCCGCCGACCGGTGTGATCTGCGGGATGTCGCCGATCGTGCCGGGGAGGTCGTCGAGGCCACGGACACGGCGGGCCTCGTTCGGGGTCAGGATCCCCGCCTGCACGAGGCTGACGAGCACCGTCGCTTCTGTTTGGACGTCGCCGCGGACGAACAGCTCGGTGTCGAACTTCGGGTAGGTGTACGCGTGCCCGAACAGCTGCTCATCAGCGGAGAACGCCGACTCGATCCGTTCGAGCTCGGGGCCGAGCCCGAACCGCAACCATGACGTGAGGTCCTGCTCGAGGTTCGGGACCGCCCGTTCGAGTTGGACGCCGAGGAGGTTCGCGGGGACACCCATGATCCTGGAGGCGTCGTGGACGGTCAGGTGGGCGAGGTTGACGAACTCGGCGTCGTGGGCGGTCATCCCGATCGGGACGATCTTGGCGCCACCACCGATCACCGCGGTCGAGCCGCCCTGCAATCCCTCGTAGCTGGACTGCCACAGGTCTTTCCACTCCTCGGCTTCGGTTTTCTTGATGTTGCCGGGGAACTCGATCCCGAGCTGCAAACTTGGGCCGCGTGTCCAGAGTTTCGCTTCGTACCGTTGCCGGTTGACGGGCCCCGAGATTGCGTCTTTGAACAGCTTGATCGGTGTCGGCGCCTCGTACATGCCGCCGTCGCCGTGGCCGCGCAAATGGATGATCGTGTCGTAGTCGGTGTTGTATTTCGCGGGGCCGCGCCCGACGGGGTCCATGTACCCGTCCTGAACGGTGACGGTGTAGATCCCTTTGCCGCGACAGACGACCTGATCAGGGTGCAAGGCCCACCATTCGATGATCCGGTCGGTGGCGGGATCAACGTTCTTCCAGATGTACGCGTTGTTGCGCCACGCCAATGACTCCCCGATTGTTTCCCAGAACGCGAACCTGTCCTGGTAGGGGTTCGCCGGGGCGAGGAACAACAACGCTTGCCAGACGTTGTCGCGCCTGACCTTGTCGACGCCGTCACCGGACCAGCAGCGGAGCCGGAGGCTCGCAAGCGCTTCGGCCCTAAGCCTGGCGGCGCGGTACAGGGCGGGGACACCGCGGGCCTGGGATTCGCTGACGGTGGGTTGGAAGCCGCGGAGCCCGTCGTACCCGTACGGGATCATGTCGGTCAGGTGGAACGCGCGCAGCTCGACCTGGCCTTTGCCGCGGATCCGGGTGATCATAGAACCTCGTAGAACGCGACCCGGTCGCGGGGGATCGCGACCCAGCGTGACTCGAGCTCGGAAGGGTTGCCCGTCGTCGACGTGAGCAGGCTCGGCAGCGCGACGAGGTACTCCGAGTGGCGTCTGGAGACGAGGAGCCCTTCGACCGACGGGAGGGACGCGGTTTCGTCGATCAGGTG